GGATCAGCGGGCCCTATATCGAACCCATCATTGGCATTGTTTAATGAATTAACATCAACAATACGCGTTGTTTGCGTGACTGTGTCACCAAGAACTGTTGCATCTCCCGATCGAACTGGTATTATCAGATCACTTGCTGTAAGTGATGCTGGTCCCACCCATTCCGACAAGGTCGATGTCGTCTTGAAAGCTATTTGTTCATTCTCTAAAGTCTCACTCATTATATTGGTAAGTCGATTGAGGCTCAATTGGCGAGAGCTAGCCTGTTCTTAATTATAGACTGTTGCGATTAAAGTCCGCCGACTGGTTTGCGTGTTATTTGGGCCCGCCGACCGCAAGTACCGCCTCAATAAATTGAAATCTTGTATCCAACGTTCTCACGTATAATGGATGCATTCAAATGAAGAGGCAAGTTGTGTTGAACAATAAAAGTATCGAGTGCATTAACTACACCCATTGCTTCCTTGCTAGGGTATTCTGTCAACTCGCGTATTACATTATCCAGATTGATTTGTAATTGTTGCATAACGTACGACATGCTCATGCAATTAGCAGGAACACGCACGTAGTACAATTGACCTAATATGCTTTCCATCTTCAGTGGTGCATAATATATTCCCTTGCGTTTGACTATTCCTCGAGAGAGAAAATCTGCATCTTCGATGTACGTTTCCACGTCTTTTTCACCAAAATCAAGACTCTTATCACCTCGTGTTGCCACAATATTGAAATGTTCCAGAAATCCAGCTACCAAAACAGGTGTATTCCACCATGTTGCTCCCCACACACACGATATATTATCATCTGAGTACAGAGAGCACCTAAATTGTCTTAATGCCTCCTTTGCTTCAATTCCTTGCTTCTTAGCAGTGGATATTAATATTATGCAATGAAAAATCCAATTATTGATAGTGTTCCAGAATGTCGTTAGCCAATTACCAGACGAATTTCCTCGATTGTTGAGTCTGCCTCGTCCCATGGCAAAACGGATTGCTTGAATACATGCTATAAATGACCACGCAGCTCGTTGCATAGCTAGGGGTCCTGCATTCCGATAAATTTTTCGTAGCCATGGTATGACTAACAGCGTCAAAATGAGTGTTGCCACTCCATCCCAACCTTTGATGTCACAAAAAGCCACTCGCTCTTTTCCGAATCGCTTCATGGTGTGCCCCCACATAGATCCTGTGGGATTGATTCCACATGCTGCAGGCGTGTCCAATGACATCTTCTTGAGTTTGTAAACTAAATGGCCTACAGACTTCTTAAGATTTACGTTGTCCACAAAATCGGCAGGATTAAAATTACGAGTTTGCTTTGCTTCAACTCGCTTGAGATCTCGTGTCTCATCTTTGAGTTTGTCCGTACATATCATGTATGTCATATTTCCTTTCGCAAATTCTTTATCACATATGTCCAAAATTACGTCCAACTTTTTCCTATCGGGGCCTTCTGGGTCGGCCAATTGCGGTTTATTAATACCACAAAAAGACAAAGTCAAACCAGGAGATGTTGAAAAATCAAATCCATCATGCATGTCATTGGTATACAAAGCTTCATCAGTTGTCAACATGCGGCACCCTAGCAAATCTTGAGTCCTGCCGTTGGTGAACATGTCCATTATCAATTCGCCATGTTCCACGGCTATCT